CGTCGCCAGCGGCGAAAATCTGCAGGCCGGTGCGGTCTATGCACTGGTCGGCGGCGAGGCAGTCGAACTCGATACGGGAGACATCTCTTACGGCGCCGATGCGCCTGCCGGCATCCTGTTTGCCGCAATCGATGCCACCCTGGCCGCCACGCCCGGTGTGGGCGTCACGCGTGACGCCGAGGTGAACACCAACGAGCTGGTCTGGCCGACCGGCATATCCGCCAACGACAAAGCCACCGCCGTCACGGCGCTGGCTGCGCTTGGCATCATCGTCCGTTAAGGAGAGCCGTAATGTCCGTTCTTGACGTTTTCAAAAACAATGCGTTTTCGGTGATCTCGCTGACGGATGCCGTCAACAAGATCCCCCACGTTCCTGGCCGTGCCGGCCAGGTCATCAACTGGAGTGAACAGGGTGTTTCCACCACCGGCATCATGCTGGAGGAATCCAAGGGCGTTTTAACCCTGGTCGATCCGACCCCGCGCGGAGGCCCAGGTACGTCGGTGCAGAAAGAAAAACGCACCGCTCGCACCCTGACCATCCCTCACTATGAGGTGGATGACGCGGTCTATGCCGAGGAAGTGCAGGGCGTTCGCGCCTTCGGGTCCGAGTCGGTGGTAGAAACCATCATGACCAAGATCCGGCAGCGGATGGATGGGCACGTGCAGCAGAACCTGGACCCGACGCTGGAATTTCAGCGGCTGGGTGGGCTCAAGGGCATCATCCTCAACGCGGACGGGTCCACGTTGTACAACCTGTTCACTGAGTTCGGTGTAACGGCTCAGGACACGGTGTATATGACCCTGGGCGCGGCCGACCCGAAGGGCGCGATTCGCACAAAATGCACGCAGATCGTGCGCTCCATCGCCCGTTCCCTGGGCGGTATCGCGTTCTCGAATGTACATGGTTTCGCCGGTGATGCTTTCTGGGATGCCCTCATCGCATCAAAAGAGACCCGCGAAACCTTCCAAGCCCAAGAGGCGGCACAACTCCGCAACGGCGCTGCATTCACGCAATTCCAGTATGGCGGCATTGTGTGGGAGAACTACCGTGGCGCCACCGGTGATGTGGATGTGGACAGCTCCATGACCTCGTTCATCGATACCGAAGAGGCGCATTGTTTCCCGGTCGATGTCCCCGGTCTGTTCCGCACCGTGTACGCACCGGCCGACTACATCGAGACCGTCAACACCAACGGCCTGCCGCGCTATGCACGGCAGTATCCGATGCCGAACGGCAAGGGTGTCAGTCTGGAATCCCAGATGAACGCTCTATCGTATTGTGTTCGCCCGCGGGTGTTGATCACCGCTGATCTTAACGCCTCGGCGTAGTAAGCGGTTTGTGTGCACTGTGGCTGGGTGGGCCTTGTCTCGCCCAGCCATTTTTCATCATCAGGTGAGTTGACATACCATGCCAATTTGACATAGTATCAGGGTCGAAACCGTGGCATTTAGCCAGGTAAAGGAGGTCATTATGGCTACCAATAAACCCACTGAAATCAGTGTTCTCGAAGTAACAACCTGTCGGATGTCGTTCTGCTTGGCCGGCCTGACACCCATCATTCTCAACCGCTTGAGCCAAAAGGCCAAAGGGCAGCTGTTGGACCCGGCGCCGAAGAAAAATGCGGCCGAGAAGGCGAGCACGCGCAAGCACGAACCACTAATGGAGTTTCGGGCATCGCCCTACCTGTCGCCTGAAGAAGATTCGCCGACCCTACTGCGGCATCTTTCGACCGCGTTCAAGGGCGCGCTCAGATCGGCGGCGCTGGATATACCGGGCGCAAACAAGAGCCAGGTCGGGCGACTGACTTATGTCAATGGCGAGTACATCAACCTATTCGGCATCCCGAAGCTGCTGATGAGCGTTACACGCAGCGCCGATATGAACCGGACGCCGGATATTCGGACCCGTGCCATCATCCCTCACTGGGCCTGCCAGATCGACGTCACTTTCGTCACGCCGCTGCTGAAGGAACAGACGGTCGCAAATTTACTGGCCGCCGCTGGCATCATGCAGGGCGTGGGCGATTGGCGGCCCGGGAAGGGATCGGGCACCTACGGTCAATTCCGGTTGACGACGGATGATGATCCGGAGTTCAAGGCCATCATCAAGAGTGGTGGCCGGAAAGCGCAGACCGCAGCCATGCAGGCGGCTGAACCGTATGATCAGGAAACTGAGGAACTTCTGGCCTGGTATGACGCCGAAGGCAATCGCCGCGGCTTCAAGGCGGTAGCGTGATGGACGACGTCAGCAGACAGGCGGTCCGTCAACGCCTGGAAGAAATCCGCGAGGCCAACGGCGGGATTCTCAGCGCGGAAGCGATCGTCGAGGATGCGCGGCAGAAAGATAGTCCGCTGCACGGCGAGTTCGAATGGCATGTCAAAACAGCGGCATACCAATATTGGCTGGATACGGCACGTAAGTTGATCCGATCAGTACGAGTCGTTGTCTCCGAAGAGACGGTTATGCGTGCACCGAAGTACGTGCGTGACCCGCGGGCGGAAAACGACACCCAGGGATACGTTTCTCTTTACAGCCTGAGAACGGATGAAGATGCGGCGCAGGCAACAGTGATGCGTGAATTTCACCGGATCGAATCGGCACTTCGGCGGGCCCAATCGGTGGCCGATGTCCTCGGGTTTCGTGATGTGCTTGACGATCTGCTGGAGCAGATCATTTCCACTCGGCAGCGGCTGAGAAAGGCAGCGTAGAGGCGCGTGTGGCAGGCATGGCCGGGCCGGGCTGGGCGCGGCGAGGCTTGGTCTGGCGCGGCAGGGCATGGCGGGGCGAGGCTTGGTACGGAGAGGCGCGGCGAGGCAGGCGCGGCGGGGCATGGCAAGGCCGGGCAAGTCTAGGTGCTGGTTTGGCTCGGCATGGTATGGCTGGCAAGGAAAATAAGTGACTGGACCCGAACTCAAGAAGCTACGACAAGAACTCGGTCTGTCGATCGCTAAAGCGGCTCGGCAGGTCGAGGTCTCCGCCCGGACTTGGGCACGATGGGAAGCAGGAAACCAGAGCATTCCCGAAGGCGCGGTCAAGTTGTTCCGTATCCTGAACAAGCTGGATGAAGTGAAGTAGAGGGCCGTAAGGCCCGCATGGCAGGCGAGGCGGGGCCTGGCCCGGCCGGGCCAGGCGCGGCGAGGCAGGCATGGCAAGGCCTGGCAAGGCCTGGCCGGGCATGGCTCGGCGTGGCGAGGCAGGCGCGGCTGGGCCCGGCGCGGCCTGGCGTGGCGGGGCGGGGCGCGGCAAGGCTATAGACATTCAAGGCTCAATCGTACTGCGTCCGCCCGCGGGTGTTGATCACCGCTGATCTTAACGCCTCGGCGTAGTAAGCGGTGACACCGGTGTGACACCTAACTGAGCGGGGCTTCCCGCTCAGTTTATAGGTAGTGGATTCGGCTCCGGCTGGTTCTTTTATTGATTTTATTGTGATAATCGGCTTTTTTGCTGCCGTAGCAAAATTTGCGCTGATCCGCCGGGGCGGTAGCGGCCCTGCTCCCACTGTTTCACTGCACGCACTGTCACCCCGCAAGCCTCAGCCAGACGCGATTGCGTCCAGCCGAGCGAGAGGCGCAGGGATTTGATCTCGAAGGGGGTCATGATTGCGCATCAGTCGCGTGAGCAATACCGATCATCGCGCACGCGGATTTTTGCCACTGCAGCAACATACGCACCTGGTCCGTGCGTTTTGGCGGCTGAATAATCCGCGCGCCTTGTAGCACGGCATTGGCTACGTCCAAAGCCGCACCGCCCGCAATCATTACGGGCTGGCCGTAGTTACTGGCTGGGTGGTCGGTGGTCAGGTGGGCGCGCATGGTGCGCGTTTTACCCGTGATTGGATTGGTTAAGGTGATTTTCATTTTTCATCCTTTGGCTTACGCGTTTTGTACCGCGCGCCATGCGGCATCGGACCACGAGGCCTGCATGGCGGCGATGGTTTCGATGGGGTCTGCACCGGATTCTATCGCGAGCATTGCATCCCGGCCCGCGCCTGCTTTTGCGTAGTTGCTGGCTTGGCTGTAGCTCTCGGCCTGAGCGTATGCGGCCGCGAGCGGATACTGTGCGCATGCCACGTCCAGCGCTTCGTCTGCTGCGCGCATCGCCGCTGCTTCGCGCACGGGATAGCCACGCTCGCTGGCGCGATCGTAGGCCTCTCGCGCGTTATAGGCCCGCGACTGGACGGCCTGATATTGCGCCCATCCGATTGCGTCCAGCCGATCAGCCACAGCTTGTTTTGCGGCTTGGTGGGCAGACAATGCGGCCTCAAGTTCTGGATTTCCGGCAATGCGTGCCATCACTACGTGGCCGTCGACTCGTTCGGCAAATCGCACTGCATCCGGCTCTCCCTGCCATTTGCCGTCTATGCGGCAAAATTCGCCGCCGGTGAATGTCCGTCCGCGTAGTTGAGGTATTGCGCAATCTTTTGCAAATGTATATGCGATGTTGGTCATTTCGTTCTCCTGGTTGGTTTCTTACTGTGAGTTAATTATAGGGCAGTAACTGCCCCGTGTCTATACCGTTCAGCCACCAAAACATACCGTTCAGCCACCAAAACATACCGTTTGTCGGATAAATTATGCTGATCGGGATTACTCGGGTTCGCGACGAATCTTTGATCATAGCCGACACGGTTGCCCACTATCTGGAATGTTGTGATCGGATTGTCCTGTATGACGATTGTTCCACGGACGACACGGTGGAGATTGCGCGGGCGGTGGGTGGTGATCTGATCGAGATTATCCAGGGCCGCGAATGGCTGGATGAACGACCCGCAGAGGAAACCCGTCACCGGCATATTGTTCTGCAACGTGCGCGGGAATTGGGCGCTGATTGGTGCCTATGCTTTGATGCCGATGAGCGACTGATAGGAACACTGCCGCCGTTGACCGGCGCCGGCTACCGTTTTAGGCTGTTTGATGGCTATCTGACGCCGGAGCGGCAAGCGCTGTACAGCGGTGGCGATCTCGCCGCGTTGCCGCGTGGGTGGGGCGTTGAATTTCGCGACATCCTGATGTTGTTCCACGTGGATCGGGCACGCTATGCCGGTCTGGATCGGCGCGAGCCGATATTAACGGGTAACCCCACTCTGGCGCCGGTCAAGGTCAAGCACTTCGGCAAGTGCCTGAGCGTCGCTCAGTGGGAGGAGACGTGTGCCTACTACGCCACGCATTTCCCCGAGCCGTACCGTAGCAAGTGGGAGGGCCGCAAGGGTCAGGCGATCCACACTCAATCTGACTTTGGCCGCGATCTTTTCACCTGGACGGAACTCATGCGCAACGACCATTTGTGGTGCCGGCTGTGAGCGTGTCGTATGTCGTGCCGGTGTGGCGCGAGGAGGTTTTCGAGCGCACATCCAAGCCATGGATCCTGCGGCAGGTGGAGCAATTCGGCGCTGAACTGATCGAAGTGCGGGGCTGCACCTCGATCTTCGCCGCGCAGGAAGCGGGCCGGCAGCAGGCAAAACACCGCTACATCATGTACGTCCATGATGACGTACAGCTCATTGCGCCGTTCAATCTGAGCAGCAAGATCCGCAAGGCGTTCACTCAATTCCGCAATCTGGCCTTAATCGGCCCGGTGGGCAAGGTGCAGCGGCTGCGGGTGCCGTGGTGGATGAATAAGGGGCCCTACGTAGGGCACTGGTGTCGCCGTGGCGATGACAACCAGCTGGTCTACCAATTTGCCGATGAAAACGGCCGCACCCCGTTTCGTGACGTTGTCGGAGATCCGCACGAGGACTGGCAGCGTAGTGATCGGCGCTGGGATCAGTTTACCAAAGCCGGTCTGGTCGATGGGTTCTACCTGATCGAGGACCGCACCCGGTTGAGCGTGCCGTGGGATACCGAAACCTACGGCGAGCAGTGGCACGGCTACGATATGGATCGTTGTTTTCAGGCACACCAGCTCGGCCTGGAGGTGATGGTGCCGCCCTGGCTGTTCCTGCATGACAATGCCGGTCATGCGGGTTACAAAGGATCAGATCCGACCCGGATGCATGGCCATGACCAGGCCAATCGCCGCATCAACAGTGTGGGTGACGCGCTGTGGCTGGCTGATCTGGATACCGTCAATGGGCTGATCCGCCGCAAGTGGCGCCTCACATGAGGGTGCTCATAGCCGCGCGCTTCACACCCGACGGCCCGCGGCCGATCGGCGGGGTACAGAGTTGGAGCGCCACCGTTGGCGCCGAGCTGCGGCAGCGCGGGCATGATGTGGTGTTTTGGGGCCCAGGCTCGAGCCTGGCAGGCATGTTTGATATCGGTATTGCCGCGAACATCGGCGATACCCGGCCCGCGCTGAGACTCTGCACGCAGCATGTGGTGATGTGCCACGGCATCATTGCCCCCGAGAAACCCGCGGCGCGGGCGGTAGCATTCACCTCCGAGGAGGTCAGAGATTACTGGCAGGGTGATGGGCCGATCATCCGTCAGCCGATTGATCTGGACTTTTGGCGGCCGCAGCCAACAGAAAAGCACCTGCTGGTGCGTTTTTCCTATCGCCGCGGCCTGGAGTTTGTGCCTGCCCTGGCGCAGTCGCTGGGGCTGGGCTTTGCCCACGTCGAAAACGACAACCCGCAGCAGGTGCGCGAGACGCTCAGCCAGGCTGTGTGTGTGTTGGCCACCGGCCGCTCTGCCCTTGAGGCGATGGCGTGCGGTGTGCCGGTGGTTATTTGTGACGACCGGGTCTATCAAGCGCCGCTACTGGACATGGATACCACGGGATCGATGCTGCGCAATTACAGCGGGCGGGGCGGTGTGACCCCGAATGAGCAGAATGTCCGGCCGGCCATCGAGGCGGCGATCGCACACGGCAGTCTGAGGAGCCATGTCGAGGAACACCATGATGTGCGCAACATCGTAACGCAATTGCTGTGCTGCATCTCCTGACGCCCACCGGCGCCCGGAATCGAGCCTGGGCCATCTGTGAGCGGCTGATGGCCGCCCAGGACTATCCCGGACCCGTCACCTGGATCATCGTCGATGATGGTCCCGAGCCGCAGCCGGTGACATTCAACCGCCCCGGGTGGGACATCCGGGTGATCAGGCCGGAGCCGCTATGGCGCGAAGTCCTGAATACACAGGCCAGAAATATGCTGGCTGGGCTGGACCGCGTCCCCGATGACGCGCGGCTGGCGATTGTCGAGGACGATGATTACTACGTCCCCGGGTATCTGTCTGCCGTAGCCGGATGGCTGGAAAGCGCGGACCTGGTGGGCGAGACGATCACCCGCTATTTCAACGTGGCCAGCCAGGTGCCGCACGAAAACACGCCGGTTAAATATGCCTGCCTGTTCGCTACCGCGGTTAAAGGTACGGCTTTGCTGATGCTCAGATCGCTGTGCCAACAGAACGTCCAGTTTTTCGACATCGAATTGTGGCGGAATTTTCGGGGTGAGAAAGCGCTGCATCAAACACACCACTGCGTCGGCATCAAGGGCATGCCAGGCAGACCGGGTATCACCGCTGGCCATAAACTGCCAGGTGTGGCGAACCCCGCAAGGCTGCGCGAGTGGATCGGCAACGACGCTGATCTTTATTTAAAGGACGCTATATGACCGAATATATTGAATCCTTGGCCAGCCGGGAATCATTCCTCGAGTTCAGCAAGCTGGGCGCGATCAACAGTGTCCCCGATGTTGAGGTCATCATCGATCGCAGTGTGGATGTGGTCGACGGGGACGGCAATGTACGCCATGTGGCTGCGCTGGTGCATGTGATCAAGGGCGAGTTTCCGGCCTGGGAGTCGGGTGATTTGCTGGAGGCTGAGAGTGGCAACGTGAAGCTGCGCCAGGTGATCACCGATGACGGCTACATCCAGCGCATCGAGGCCACACCAGTCGGATGATTCAATATCAGATCGAAAAACTGCCGGAACTGCGGCGCAAATTTGATCCGAAGATCGTTGAGCAATCGTTGCAAAGGGCCCTGCAGCTGGCCGCGACAAAGACCCGCACCCGGATCTCCAAGGAGGTCCGGGTAACGTACAACATCAAAGCTGGAGCCATTGGCAAGAATGTGGCCCTCAGGCGCCTGCCAGAAGGTCGCCTGTTGCTCTATACCGGGCCGTTAATAGGCCTGGATAAATTCGGCGCGCGGGGGAAGAACGTCAAAACAGCCCACGGCAAGCGCAGAGGCGTGACGGTCCAGGTTAAAAAGACCGCCGCGCGCAAGCTGGTCAAGGGCGGATTCGTTGGCGGCAAGGGCAAAGTGATTTTCAAACGCACCGGCGAAAGCCGACTTCCGATCAAACGGCTGTTCGGGCCAGCGATTGCGCAGATGGTTGCCAATCAGGCCGTTATTGACGACGCATTGTTGCTGACCGGAGAGGACATGGCGGTCGAGTTCAACCGGCAGATGGAAGTACACCTGGGGAGACCTGCATGAGTCTGATCGATCAAGTCGGCACCCAGCTGACCAGTAATCTCTCGAGCTTTGCCACCATTGGTCAGGCATGGACCAGCAAGCCCATCGCCGACTTCGATGCCGAACTGCCGGCGGCGCTTTTCTACCTGAGCGGCATTCAATCCGAAACGTCACCCTACGATAACGTCACCATTCAGCCGGCTGAATATGAGGTCACGGTGCTGCTGGTGTGCGCGGTGGATGCGATTGAAAACCTGATGGATGAGCTCAGCGCCGCCCTGGTCGGTTTCGAGCCCACCGGCGCGGCGTTCGAGGCTTTTGAGCACGTCAGCGGCAGCGCGCTCGTTATCAAAGAATCGATCGTTTGGTGGCGTGATGTGTTCGCGGTGCGGAATTATCGGGAATAGGAGGTTCTTTCATGCGCAAATCTGGCAGTTATAAACGAACGGATGGCGAGACGCGGTTGATCCACCGCACGGCCGCTGTTGAGTTGCGCCGGCCGCTACCGCTGGAAGAACTTCCGGCTGGCATTTTATCGACTCCAGCGCCGCCTGGAGCCACAACGAGGCGTCGGCAGGTAGCCGATATCAAGACAACTCATTACACACGGAGCGAGACCCACCATGGCTAAAAAGTGGAAAAAGCGCGTATTGTTCGCGAAGATCGAAAGTGTTTATGGCACGGACTCTGCCCCGGCTGTGACCGATGCCATCCTGACCAAAAACCTCAAACTGGACGACCCGTATGCCGGTGACCGGGTTTCCAGGGACCTGGATCTGCCGACGCTGGGGCTGCAGGGTGAGATCAATGTCAATCCCTACGCCACACTCTCGTTCGACGTCGAGATTGCGGGCTCCGGCACGGCCGGTGTAGCGCCACGTTATGGCCGCCTGCTGCGCGCCTGCGGCTTCACCGAGACCATCGAGGCGGGTTCCGGTCCCAATTATGTGGACTACGACCCAAACAGCGACCTGGACGATTCCTGCACGCTAAAATTCGAGGGCGATGGTGTGCAACACATCTTCAAGGGCGCGCGCGGCAACATGGAGATGACCTGGCAAAAAGGCATCCCGTTCTACAGATTCACCATGTCCGGGCTGTATACCCGGCCCGCGGCTGCTTCAGTCGGTACACCGAACTTCAGTGGTATCCCGGTGCCGTTGCCGGTTACCAAAGCGAATACGACCATTGCAGTTGGCTCATTCACCGGCCCGGCGGCATCAATGACCTGCAACATGGGTATGCAGATTTTCCCGCGCAACGTCATCGGTCAGGAGGAAATCCTGCTGACGGATCGTCAACCCACCGGGCAGATCGTCATTGATCAGCCGGACATTACGGCCCTGAACCTGTTTTCCGACTTCGTTGAATCGCACGACGGCATCAACACCGGCGCCGTCAGCCTGGTGCATGGCACGGCGGCGGGCAATATTGTCACGTTCAGCGGGCCGAAAGCGCAACTCTCGACCATCAGTGAGGGCGATGACAATGGGCTGGCTAATTACACGCTGAATGCCCGCTACATTCCCGACGCCGGCGATGACGAAGTGAAGTTGAGGGTGGCGTAAGCGGCTCTCGATCAGGCGTCTGCGGTCCGGTCGTACCGCAGGCGCCGCCTTTCCCCTCCACGACCATGACCCCAAGGAAACGACCATGAGCAATCTGTTTTTCAAAGGCTCGCGCGAGAGCGTGTTAGTACCATTGGTGGCGGAGTGTTTGACCGCGACCGGAGGCAAATTTCGGGTGAATTTCAAGGCCCGATTTCGTTGCCCGACACAGGACGAACGCCGCGAGATGTCAGAGGCGTTTGGCGCTGGCGCTCTGAACGACGACGACGCCGTCGATCGGTTGATCCAGGATTGGCAGGACGTAAAGGACGCCCAGGATGAACCCATCCCGTACAACGAAGAAAACCTCAAGGCGGCGATGCAGGAAGTGCCGTACCGCAATGCCCTGGTCGAAGGTGCTTTGACCATGATCTATGGCAAGCAGGTGCTGGAGGCCGTGCGCCAAAAAAACTCACGGAAGCCGGGCGCCACTGGGTAAGACAGCAACCGGCTGAAGACTCGGATCCAGACCTCGAACCCGAGGACCTGGATCCGGGGCTACGCGAACACTGGTTTGGCGAGTCCGACAGCACCGGGCTGGAAATCTGGCCCGACAACTGGCGTGCGCTGAATCTGTTTTGTTTCTGCGCCACGCAGTGGCAGCGCAGTGAAACCGGCGTTCGCCTGGGGTTGAGTTACCCGGCCGTTCAGGCCGTTTTCACCATGTACCGCATTCCACCGCGCCAGCACGCCAGGCTGATGGCTGACATCCGCCTGATCGAGTGGGGCGCGCTGAAAGAGCTCGAAGAACAAGCGGAGAACCCCTGATGGCAAGAGAATTTAAAACCGGTGTCCGGATCACCGGTGATGCCAGCGGCGCCGTCTCCGCCACCAAATTGACCCGCGGCGAGCTGGACAAGCTCAATACGTCGATCGAAAAGCAAAGCAAGCTGGGTAAGCTTGCGGCCGGCGGCATTGGTCAACTTGTTACCAAGGTGGCTGGTTTTGCTGCCGTGGCGGCCGGCGCGGTGGGCGGCATTGGCGCCTTCGCCAAATCGATTGCCGATCAGGGCGATCGGGTGCAGAAACTCTCCATTCAGCTCGGCGTCTCGACCGAGTTTCTCTCCGGCATGAGCCACGCTGCCGATTTATCCGGAGTCTCCCTGGAACTGTTCGCGACCGGCATGCGCAAGATGGAGAAATCCGTCGGCGACCTCAGTGCCGGCCTCTCCACCCAGGTGCGGTCATTCGATCGCCTGGGTCTCTCCTATGAACAGATCCGCAACCTGTCCCCCGAAGACCAGTTCCTGACCATCGCTGAACGGCTCGGTAGCATGGAGGACAAATCCCTTCGTGTGGCCACCGCAATGGACATCTTCGGCCGCTCCGGCGCTGAACTGATTCCGCTGCTGGCGCAAGGTGGGGAGGGCATCGAGAAGATGCGCGCCGAGGCGGAGCGTCTTGGCCTGGTGATGAGTCAGGAGTTTGCCGATGCCTCGGCGCAATTCAACGACGATTTGACCCGAAGCAAGGGGGTCGTCACCGGCATCAAGCGCCAGATCGGTGAGGGGCTGCTGCCCGAGCTCACCGCGCTGGCGCAACAGTTCGTCGACAGTGCCGAGGCCACAGATGTGTGGGAGGACGTGGGGCAGTTCCTGGGCAACCTGGTCAGGGTGCTGGTCGCCGGGTTTGTCACATTAAAAGAGGTCGTGGTGCTCACCGCGCAGGCGATCTGGGCCGCCGGGCAGATCATCGTCGATACGCTGGCGGCGATCGTCGCGCCACTGTTCGAGTTCGGTAAGACCATTGCCGAGTCATTTGCCGCGCTGACGCGGGGTGATTTTGCCGGGGCTGCCGATGCATTCGCCAGTCTGGGCACGCGCATGAAAGATGCGTTCGTGGACAACATCTCGCTGATCGAACTGCGCCTGAAAGAGTTTGGCCAGGATGCATCCGTGCGGATCGTCAAAGCGGTGGGTACGGTCAACGACATCCTGACCCGGCAGGCGAAGATTTCTCAGGACGCGGCCGCCGGCA